TAGCAGAACCAGCACTCTTAGCATAATTAGCAGTAGATGAATATACTGCAGATGTAGCACTAGAGGCTTTACTTACTGTACTAGTGCCATTTAAAATATTAGCTAAATCATTATTTAGTGAAGTAACTGAAGAATTGATATTGCTTAGTAACTTCTTTACAGATCCAAACAGTACTTTTACAGTAGCACCACTCTTAATTTCACTTAAGAGAGTAGCATTATCAGTACTAGAGGACTCTGTAAATGTAATTGCAGAACTTGCAACATCTATAGATTTCTGCTCTAAGAAATAAGGGAGACTACTATAAGCAGTAGTACCATCGCCCATCTTAATCTTACCAATACCAGTTCCTACACCACCTGTAGGAACTTCAAAAAATACTTCGCCACGTTTAAGAACAATGTTCTGTGACTCAGCAGTTGCCTTTTTTCCTCTTCGAGGTCTTAAAAAACTAGCCATTACTTTATTCCTCCTTTTACAATGAATTTTTAAGATTTCTTCTTGAGAAGCTTGACCAGATGGAGAATTTGTTTTACTCTCCATCTGGAACTATTTTGGTTTGCACCTTAAAGCTTTCACCATAAATCAATGGCAGTTAGTTATATATTTATACCGTATAAATATTGGTATAGTCCAAATCACCGAAATCGTAATCTTTGTCATCTGGACTAGGTATGATCTCACCATCATCAATATCTCCAAAATCATAATCCTGTTCCATTTCCCAACTATAACCAATATAATCTAAGGCTCTAAAGTTATGTTCTCCATCACCTATCTTTATCGCTTGCTTAGTTATATCGTATACGATTTCTCCCAAACTAAGAATCGGATTTGCTGTCTCCCATTCATCAGTTGTTCCTGATCTTAAACATATATCATGTGATACAGATACAGTTCCTCCATATATTGATTCTGCAGAAGCTGCATCGAAAGCATACGGTAGTTCTGACCATTTCTTATACCCATCACCAAGTTTGAATTTGCAAAGACCGGTTCCAATACCCGAATCTGGATATTCTACACCCATCTCTCCTTCCATAAGAATAGGATTTATAATCTCCCATTCTGTTTTTGTCCCTCGGCGAGGTCTCAATTTTGCATAAGACATTATGGCCCTCCTTTCTACCAATAATTATAGAAATGTTGAATAATATAGAGGAGAGAGATAGTTATTCTGTACTATTATCATCCTCATCATCAGTATCCTCTCCAAATATTTCCCAAGGATTTTCTGTTGCATCTATAATTAATCCTGATAGTTCGGATTTTGCATTGTCAAAAGATTCATCTGTATATGCTTTAGATCTGGATTCAATTCCATCAAATTTACTAGCCATCTCATCAAGCTGTTCCAAAGCCTTATCTATTTCTGGATAAACCTCTAATAAAGCTTCATGAATTCTTTTGTTTATAGAATCCTCACTAACAATATCTTGACTATCATCAATTTTATCTACTAAATCTCTTAGAAATGCTTCCATATAAGATTTATATTCTGCAAATTGACTAGTCCAACTTTCAAATTGTTTCTTTGTTACTTTTGTATCAGCATTGGCATAGATTCCATCATCAGTAACTTTGATCATATTATCATAAGCACGACTAATTTTTAGTTCGCTCCTAATAGTATGCTCGTCAACTTCAGTTTTTACCGTATCAGAATCTTTACCTTCGTAACCTTTCGAAAAAACAAGCCCATAATCTTGTCTATTTCCAATAATTTCAAATGTGTTAGTCTCTGGATTGAAACCTATAACAGTATCTTTATCTATTTTCAAATCATTTGCTAATGAAACAGTTAATTCATAAGTTCCATTCTGATAGGGAAGAGTAATAATTCTTCTTCTAAGATCAAGATATCGTTGTTCTGCATTGACAAAGAAAGCAGTGCCAGCTTTTTTAAGAATCTCTATCTGATCACTGCTTTCTATCTCTGCAATTTTTGTTATAGTATAATCTACATATACTTTTACAAACCCATCAAGACAGATATAAATCATTCCATTAACAGGCTCTTCAGGTACATCTTCAGCTATAACATAAGGATCATTATATAAGCTTTGACCGACAAATAAAATTAACTTGTCGTATAGAAAATACATATAATTAGGTTTTCTATCCGCTAACAAAGGAAGTTCGCTAGACAAGCATACTCTTAATATTCTATCAGCCATAATATAAACCTCTTTTATTTATTTTCTTTATGCATTGCATCAGACATTGTAACTCTTTCAGGCATATCCTTATGAAGAATATCAAGCCACTCCTTATATGTATCTGTAGGAATACAAGGACCAGATCCAATCTCAGCAGAAGCTCTAATAGCCATCCACTTCTCTGCATCATTCTGAGCTAACCAATCATATGCAAATTTATTTGTAATTCCAAAAGTCTCTTTGATTTCAGTATAGAACTTTCTAGCATACTCTTCATTATCTCTGATATATCCCTCAGGATCATGGAACTTAAATCCCTGCATATAATTATAGCAGTATCCCATAACCTCAAGAACACAATCAATAGCATAGTCACGATCTACAACACCATTCTGATAAGCTTCCAGATAAACTCTACCTGTAGATGTAATATAGTCATCATAAAATACTTCCAAGAAGTGATGATTACCATATCTTTCTCTAGAAATACTGGTAGGTCTATTATTCCAAATATAACAGAAACTATCAATATATGTAGGGTTATCTCTATTAGCCTTATAAATAGCTACATTAACCTGAGAAGATACACAAATATCCTCGTGAGTTAAAAGATCTTTTCTAAAATGAATATTATATGCTTTCCAGAAATTATCAAGATTATAAAACTTAGCATGATTCCAGTTTCTGGTCTTAACCATTTCTCTTAAAACCTGCTTAGTTTCAGGATCTGCTTCATAGAAATTAGCAATTCCATAATATTGTTCTCCAGAAGCAATAAGTGCATTCTTAATAGGAAGCAAAGTATTCGGTACATATTCATCATCATGATCTGCAAAAGCTAACCAAACACCCTCTGCAATAGAAGCACCCTTTTCTCTTGTATTACCAGGAGCAAAATTATAATCTGTTCTAATCTGCTTGATAGAAAGTATATCCTTATACTGATCTACAATATCCTGATAACTCTCTGTGGAGCAATCATCAGAAAGAATAACTTCAATCTCCTCATTCATACCCTGCATTGTAATAGACTTTAGAAGATTTCCAATAGTTTTTGAAGAATTATAACAAGGAATCACAATAGAAAAGAACGGTCTCTGACTTAAAATTCTAGAAGGCTTTCCAGTAAAAACACTAGGATCCATTCCCTTAACTTCAGATACCTTTTCAATATCTTTGATCTTCTTCATAATTAATTAAACCTCCATTATTTTAATAATTTATTAATTAATAATTTGTAGAGGATATAAATAATTAAGTTTTACTCATCATCTATATCTCCAAAATCGAAATCTCCATTATCATCAACACCAAGGGATTTAATAGATACTAAAGAGCTTTTAGAATAAGTAGCTGTTCCTGAATTTGTTGCTGTAGTAGCATAAGTAGCAGAAGTTGCACTTGTAGCTTTACTAGCAAAATCAGAATTCTTAGAATAAGATGCAGTATCTGAATTTGTAGCAGATCCTGCAGATGAAGAATAAGATGCTGTACCAGCATTTGTAGAATATGTTGCACTACCTGCATTAATAGATTTACTTGCAGAGCCAGCAGATATTGCATAAGTAGCAGTATCTGCATTTGTAGCACTTGTTGCAAATGAAGCAGAATAATAAGTTGGCTTATCTGTAATACCACTCCAAGGAACAGAATTAGCATATGTAGCAGTGCCAGCATTATTAGAATTTATTACATATTCTGCAGTAGAAGCATATGTAGCCGTAGAAGCTGTATTAGCATTTGTAGCATAATCTGCTGTACTTGCATTCTCAGCTTTATTTGCGTTTTTAGAATAATTAGCTGTACTACTATAAGTAGCACTTGTTGCAGATGTAGCTTTGGAAGCACTACCTGCAGATGTAGAATATGTTGCACTACTAGCGTTAGTAGCATTATTAGCATTTGAAGCATAATCTGCAGTTCCTGCATTTGTAGCATAAACAGCATTTTCTATTGTACCTTGTTGAGTAGGAAATTTGACTAATTTCTTTCTAAAATTAACCAAATGACCATTATCATCCAAAATAATATTATCTACAACATTAAAAGTATCACCATAGTCAGGAGACTCTTCATAAGTAGATGAATTTGTGGTAATAGAAGGATGCTTAGTTAGAAATGTAGCATTTTTAGAAAAAGTTAAAGTATCACCAAAAGGTTCAACAGCAGTAATAGCATTGCCAGTTCCAGTAATATTTATTTTCTTATAGTAATCACTAAGATCAATAGAAGTAGATCCAATAATTTCATACTTATCAGAAATCCACATATATTCATCATATAGATTATTTTCTTCTCCAGAATTATTCTTTACAAAATATAATACTAAAGATTCTCCAGTTTCAGGTAAATCTGAATAATCACTAAAGATCTTTATTTCTATTTTACTAAAATTTTCAAGAGCAGAATTTATAGCATTCTTTACAAAAGCAGTATTTGCTATTTGAGTATCATTAGAAGAATCACTAGCTGTAGGAACAGAAGGAGATCCAGTAAATAAAGGAGACTCCAAAGGAGCATAAGTAGCAACTATATTATTACCATTACCATCATTAGAAGCATACAATGCCGAATCAGAAGAATCTGCATAAGATGATTGATAATAAGTAGGCTTGTCAGAAATATTATTCCAGCTAGTAGCTTTAGCATACTCTGCAGTACTACTATAAGTAGCACTTGTAGCAGATGTAGCTTTACTTGCACTTTCTGCATTATTTGCATAAGTAGCAGTATCAGCATTTGTTGCACTACTAGCAAAAGATGAAGCATAATATTCAGGTTTATTGGATACATTTTCCCAATCTACAGCTTTAGAATATTCAGCAGTTCCAGAATTTTTTGCATATGTAGATATAAAATTATCTGGTTTATTAGAAACATTTTCCCAATCTACAGCTTTAGAATAATCTGCAGTACTGGAATTATTAGAATAAGAAGAAGGATAATATTCAGGTTTATTTTTTATTCCGTTCCAATCTGTTGTTTCTGCATATGAAACCGAAGATGAATTTTTCTCTCCAATACATTCCCATTGCGAAGATTCTTCATTAAACATAAACATCTTATTTGTATCTTTAGAAATGTATACTTTTGGAGATGGAGCTATAATAGAAAGAATCTGATCTTCTGTTAAAGTTTTTATAAAATCAGTAATTTCTATTCTTTTATCCTTATGATCCAGAAACAATTTTCCAGTATCAATAGTAAATCTTAACTTTCCATCTTCTATTGGTGGTAAAGAAGACTGAATACCTTTACTTAAAATCTTTGTATATTCCAAAATTATAAATCCTCCTTTCTTTTATTTTTTAATAATTAGGCGGTACAATGTACCGCCTAACATTTTATATCAATCTCAATTATTCATCGAGATCACCAAAATCCATATCAATTCCGTCCATAATAGCACTAGCTGCATAATAACTAGGCTTACTACTAATACCAGACCAAGGAGCAGTCTTAGCGTAAGTAGCAGTATCCGCATTAGTAGCTTTATTTGCATTTGTTGAATAAGTAGCACTTGTAGCTAAACTAGCTGCATAATAAGTAGGCTTGCTAGACACATTATCCCATGCTACTGCTTTAGCATAATTAGCTGTAGATGAATAAGTAGCAGAAGTTGCACTGGATGCTTTACTAATAGTATCACTCCAAGCTCCATCTCCTCTCAGGAAATAAGTTCTCTGAGCTGTTGTAGCAGAAGGTACAAAACCAGGAGTTCCTACTGCTGTAGTATTAGCACCAACATAAGTAGGTGCACTCTTAGCATAGGTAGCTGTATCTGCATTTGTTGCAGTAGCAGCAGAACCAGCACTATTTGCATATGTTGCAGTGTCTGCATTAGTAGCCTTAGTTGCTAATGAAGCAGCATAATAAGTAGGCTTACTCGTTACATTACCCCAAGCTACTGCTTTAGCATAATTAGCTGTACTAGAATATGTTGCACTAGTAGCAGATGTAGCCTTACTAGCACTACCTGCAGAACCAGCAGATGTTGCATATGTTGCAGTGTCAGCATTTGTTGCCTTAGTAGCACTACCAGCAGATGATGCATAAGTAGCAGTATCAGCGTTTGTTGCACTTGTAGCAGATCCAGCGGAACCTGCTGTCTTTGCATAAGTAGCAGTGTCTGCATTTGTTGCGTTTGTAGCAGTTCCAGCCTTCGTAGCAGTAGTAGCATATGTTGCAGATGTAGCACTTGTAGCCTTATCAGCTTGAGCTTTCCATCCATTACTCTGAAGTACATATGAGGTTTGACCAGTAGCAGGAGCAGGTACTAAACCAGCAGAACCAGCAGCAGCTGTAGTTGCATTGGAAAAATTAGCTTTGCCAGATACATTACCCCAAGTTACAGATTTAGCATAATCTGCGGTGCTAGAATTTGTAGCTGTACTACTATAAGTAGCAGATGTAGCACTTGTAGCCTTGCTAGAATTACCAGCATTTGTCGCATAGCTTGCACTTGTAGCTAGACTAGCTGCATAGTAAGTAGGCTTACTTGACACATTAGCCCAAGTTACAGATTTAGCATAATTAGCTGTACCGGCATTTGTTGAATTTGTTGCAGAACCAGCATTAGTTGCATATGTTGCTGTATCTGCATTAGTAGCTTTTGTTGCACTTCCGGCACTTCCTGCAGAAGAAGCATATGTTGCAGTATCAGCATTTGTAGCTTTAGTAGCACTACCAGCAGAACCAGCAGATGATGCATAAGTAGCAGTATCTGCATTAGTTGCCTTAGTAGCAGAACCAGCAGATGATGCATAAGTAGCAGTATCTGCATTAGTTGCCTTAGTAGCAAGAGATGCAGCATAGTAAGTAGGCTTGCTGGACACATTATCCCATGCTACAGACTTAGCATAATTAGCTGTACTAGCATTAGTAGCATTAGCTATACTATTCTGCCAAGTACCATCACCTCTCAGGAAATAAGTTCTCTGAGCTGTTGTAGCGGAAGGTACAAAACCAGGAGTTCCTACTGCTGTAGTATTGGCTCCAACATAATTAGGTGCACTCTTAGCATATGTTGCTGTACCTGCATTAGTAGCAGAACCAGCCGATGTAGCTGTAGTTGCATAAGTTGCACTGGTAGCAAGAGATGCAGCATAGTAAGTAGGCTTGCTGGACACATTATCCCATGCTACAGACTTAGCATAGTTAGCTGTACTGCTATAAGTAGCAGATGTAGCACTACTTGCTTGGGATGCAGAGCCAGCTGTTTTAGCATATGTTGCTGTATCAGCGTTAGTAGCCTTAGTTGCATTTCCAGCATTTGTAGCATAAGTAGCACTTGTAGCTAAACTAGCTGCATAATAAGTAGGCTTGCTAGTCACATTATCCCATGCTACTGCTTTAGCATAATTAGCTGTAGATGAATAAGTAGCAGATGTAGCCGAAGTAGCTTTATCAGCCTGAGCTTTCCAACCATTACTCTGAAGCACATATGCAGTTTGATTTGCAGCAGGTGCAGGAACTAATCCAGCAGTACCAGGATCTGTAGTTGCATTTGTAAATATAGCTTTATCGCTAATACCACTCCAAGGAACAGCTTTAGCATAATCTGCGGTACTGGAATTTATAGCTGTACTACTATAAGTAGCAGATGTAGCACTCGTAGCTTTGGATGCAGAACCAGCTGTCTTAGCATATGTTGCAGTGTCAGCATTTGTAGCACTTGTAGCTAAGCTAGCAGCATAATAAGTAGGCTTACTTGTTACGTTGTCCCAAACTACAGACTTAGCATAATTAGCAGTAGATGAATATACTGCAGATGTAGCACTGGAAGCCTTACTAATAGTATCACTCCAAGCACCATCACCTCTTAAAAAGTATCCTCTCTGAGCAGCTGTAGCAGAAGGTACAAAACCAGGAGTACCTGCGGCTGTAGAGTTAGCACCAACATAAGTAGGTGCAGAAGAAGCATATGTTGCAGTATCTGCATTTGTTGCAGTAGCAGCAGAACCAGCAGATGTAGCATAGGTAGCTGTATCAGCATTTGTTGCCTTTGTAGCGCTACCAGCAGAACCAGCGGTCTTAGCATATGTTGCAGTGTCTGCATTTGTCGCTTTAGTTGCACTTGCTGCTGTCTTAGCATAGGTAGCTGTATCAGCATTTGTTGCCTTTGTAGCACTTCCGGCAGATGATGCATAAGTAGCAGTATCTGCGTTAGTAGCCTTAGTTGCTAAACTAGCTGCATAGTAAGTAGGCTTACTAGTCACATTGTCCCATGCTACTGCTTTAGCATAATCTGAAGTTGATGCATTTGTAGCATTTCCTGCTTTAGTTGCTGTAGTAGCATAAGTTGCAGATGTAGCAGAGCTAGCCTTGCTAGCATTACCTGCATTTGTTGCGTAGGTAGCAGTATCTGCATTAGTAGCCTTAGCTATAGTATTACTCCAAGTACCATCACCTCTCAAGAAACTATTAACCTGATCAGTGCTAGCAGAAGGAACAAATCCTACAGTACCAGCTGCAGTGCTATTAGCACCAACATAAGTAGGAGCACTCTTAGCATAAGTAGCAGTATCTGCATTTGTTGCTTTGGTAGCATTGCCTGCATTTGTTGCATATGTTGCACTTGTAGCAAGTGAAGCAGCATAATAAGTAGGCTTACTAGACACATTGTTCCATGCTACAGATTTAGCATAATTAGCTGTACTGGAATACGTTGCGGAAGTTGCGCTGCTAGCTTTACTGATAGTATCACTCCAAGTACCATCACCTCTCAGGAAATTTCCTCTTTGAGCTGCTGTAGCAGAAGGTACAAAACCAGGAGTTCCGGCTGCAGTAGTATTAGCACCAACATAAACAGGAGCATCTGTAGCATAAACTGCAGTATCTGCATTTGTTGCTTTATCTGCTGTTCCAGCATTTGTTGCATAAGTAGCGGTATCAGCATAAGTAGCACTTGTAGCTAAGCTAGCTGCATAGTAAGTAGGCTTACTTGACACATTAGCCCAAGTTACAGACTTAGCATAGTTAGCTGTACTACTATAAGTAGCAGATGTAGCTGAAGTAGCTTTACTAGCACTGCCTGCAGATGTTGCGTAGGTAGCAGTATCTGCATTTGTTGCCTTACTTGCACTTCCAGCAGATGTTGCAGATCCGGCACTTGTTGCATAAGTAGCGCTATCTGCATTTGTTGCTTTAGTTGCAGAATCCGCAGATGTTGCAGAACCAGCTGTCTTGGCATATGTTGCAGTATCAGCATTTGTTGCCTTAGTTGCACTTCCAGCAGAACCAGCTGTCTTGGCATATGTTGCTGTATCAGCGTTAGTAGCCTTAGTTGCTAAGCTAGCAGCATAGTAAGTAGGCTTACTAGTGACATTATCCCATGCTACAGACTTAGCATAATCTGAAGTTGATGCATTTGTAGCAGAACCAGCATTTGTTGCATAAGTAGCAGTATCTGCATTTGTAGCTTTAGTAGCTGATCCAGCAGATCCAGCGTTAGTTGCATAGGTAGCAGTATCTGCATTTGTAGCCTTAGTAGCACTAACTGCAGATGTAGCATAAGTAGCTGTATCAGCATTTGTTGCTTTGGTAGCACTTCCGGCAGATGTAGCATATGTCGCAGTGTCAGCATTCGTTGCTTTAGTAGCAGAACCGGCAGATCCAGCCGATGATGCATAAGTAGCTGTATCAGCATTTGTTGCCTTAGTTGCACTTCCTGCAGAGCCAGCTGTCTTAGCATATGTTGCAGTATCTGCATTTGTAGCTTTAGTAGCAGAACCGGCAGATCCAGCCGATGATGCATAAGTAGCAGTATCTGCATTTGTAGCTTTAGTTGCAAAAGATGCACTACTAGCCTTAGATACAGAATCAGGTAAAGTTACAGTTTTCTTTACAAAGTTAGTCAGATGACCATAAGTATCCGTAGTCACAGATCCGATAACATCTATAGCGCCTCCAGCAACAGGAGATTCTGCAGCTGTAGAACTGCTCTTAGTTACAGAAGGATGTTGTGTAAGGAAAGTAGCATTCTTTGTAAAAGTAAATTTATTTCCGGACTTTGTAACACCAGTAATTGCATTACCAGTTCCAGTAACTTCAAAACTATTTATATATGAACTCAGGTCTACTTCTGTAGTTCCGATCAATTCAAACTTACTCGTAGAAGAAACCCAAATATATTCATCATAAACATTATTACCAGTTCCAGAATTGGATACTAAGTATAATACACCATCACTACCAGTTGTAGGCAATCCAGATGCACACACTTCCATCTTAAACTGAGTAACTTCAGATATAGCAGCAGCAATAGCATCAGAAACAAATTTCGTATTTGCAATAGTTGAATCACTAGATCCAGATGCTGCTGTAGGAACTGTAGGGGTTCCAGTAAAAATAGGCGAATCTGATAATGCATAATTGGTAGCAATATTCTTTCCATTACCATCATTAGTTGCATTAGTAGCAGAACCAGCAGTCTTAGCATAATTAGCTGTACTACTATAAGTAGCTGATGTAGCACTAGATGCTCTAGATACAGTCAACTGCCAAGTGCCATCACCTCTTAAGAAATAAGTTCTCTGAGCTGCAGTTGCAGAAGGTACAAAACCAGGAGTTCCAGCTGCAGTGCTATTAGCACCAACATAATTAGGCGCACTCTTAGCATACTCTGCTGTGCCTGCATTAGTAGCAGAACCAGCATTTGTCGCATTTGCTATAGTATCTGTCCAAGTTCCATCACCACGAAGAACTTTAGCAGTATCAGCAGTTGATGCAGCTGGTACAAAGCCTACCTTTCCAGCAGCATTTGCTGTAGCTCCAGTATATGTAGGAGCACTCTTAGTATAAGCAGCTGTACTTGAGTTAGTGCTAGATGTAGCATAAGTAGCACTTGTTGCACTAGTAGCTTTACTGGCACTACCTGCAGATGTAGCATAAGTAGCAGTATCTGCATTCGTTGCTTTAGTAGCAGAACCAGCTGATGTAGCTGTAGTTGCATAAGTAGCAGATGTAGCACTACTAGCTTTAGATGCAGAACCAGCGGATGATGAGTAAGTAGCTGTATCAGCATTAGTAGCCTTTGTTGCGCTACCTGCAGATGTTGCATATGTTGCAGTGTCAGCATTTGTTGCCTTAGTAGCACTACCAGCAGATCCAGCTGATGTAGCGTATGTTGCAGTGTCAGCATTAGTAGCCTTTGCAGCACTATTTGCATATGTTGCAGTATCGGCATTTGTTGCCTTAGTTGCACTGCCCGCAGAGCCAGCAGATGTAGCATAAGCAGAAGTATCTGCATTTGTAGCCTTTGCAGCACTATTTGCATATGTTGCAGTATCAGCGTTAGTTGCCTTTGTTGCGCTACCTGCAGATGTTGCATATGTTGCAGTATCGGCATTTACGGCTTTGGTTGCATAAGATGCACTTGTAGCAGATGTTGCTTTAGAAGCAGAACCTGCACTAGTTGCATAAGATGCAGTATCAGCATTTGTTGCCTTAGTAGCTAAAGCAGCACTACCTGCAGAAGTTGCATAATCTGCTGTACCAGCATTTGTAGCATTTGTTGCAGAGCCAGCATTTACAGCATAATCAGCTGTATCAGCATTTGTAGCTTTTGGAGCAGACTTAGCATAATTAGCAGTTCCTGCATTTGTTGCATTTGTAGCACTACCAGCATTAGTTGCGTAAGTTGCACTTGTTGCCTTGGTAGCGCTTCCAGCAGTACCTGCAGCTGTAGCATAATCCGCAGTACCAGCATTTGTAGCACTATCTGCAGATACAGAATGATTTGCTTCAGTAGCATAATCAGAAGTACTAGCATTTGTTGCATATGTTGCAGAGTCCGCATTTGTAGCTTTGGTAGCAAGCGAAGCTGCATAGTAAGTAGGCTTACCGGTTACGTTATCCCAAGCTACTTCCTTAGCATAATTAGAGGTACTACTATAAGTAGCAGATGTTGCACTACTAGCTTTACTAATAGTATTCTGCCAAGTACCATCACCTCTCAGGAAATAAGTTCTCTGAGCTGCTGTTGCTGAAGGAACAAAACCAGGAGTGCCTGCAGCTGTAGTATTAGCGCCAACATAAATTGGAGCATCTGTAGCATAAGCTGCAGTATCTGCATTCGTAGCGGAACCAGCATTTACTGCGTAAGTAGCAGTATCAGCATTAGTTGCTTTATTTGCATTACCTGCGTTGGTTGCATAAGTAGCAGTATCAGCGTTAGTAGCTTTAGTTGCACTTGTTGCAGAACCGGCATTTGTAGCATAAGCAGAAGTATCTGCATTTGTTGCTTTTGCAGCTGTCTTAGCATAAGTAGCTGTGTCAGCATTAGTAGCTTTAGTTGCACTTGCAGCACTAGCAGCGTTATTTGCATAGGTAGCTGTATCTGCATTCGTTGCTTTTGTAGCCGTTCCTGCAGATGTTGCTGTAGTTGCATAGGTAGCACTTGTAGCACTACTTGCCTTAGAAGCAGAACCAGCATTACTACTATAAGTTGCAGTATCTGCATTTGTTGCCTTAATAGCATTTGCTGCATTTGTTGAATATGTAGCAGAACTACTATAGGTAGCAGATGTAGCACTTGTAGCCTTATCTGCACTTCCTGCATTTGAGGAATAAGATGCAGTTCCAGCATTAGTAGCTGTTGTAGCATAGGTTGCAGATGTTGCGCTGCTAGCCTTACTTGCAGAACCTGCATTTGTAGAATATCCAGCAGATGATGCATTGGAAATATTAGCCCAAGTACCATCGCCTCTTAAGAAAGAGTTCGTCTGATCACTACTAGCAGCAGGCACAAAACCAACAATGCCAGCTGTGCCTGAGGTTGCTCCTTTATAAGTAGGAGCAGACTTAGCATAATTAGCAGTACCAGCATTTGTAGAATTAGTAGCGCTACCTGCTTTTGTAGCATAATCTGCCGTAGATGCATTAGTAGCATTCGTAGCAGAGTCAGCAAAAGAACTAGGAAAGTATGTAGGTTTATTTTCAACATTTTCCCAATCTACTGCTTTAGAATAATTAGAAGTACTGCTGTAAGTAGCAGATGTTGCACTACTAGCCTTACTTGCAGAACCTGCATTTGTAGAATAAGATGCTGAAGAAGCATTTGTAGAATAACTTGCACTGGTAGCCTTCGTAGCAGAACCAGCATTCGAAGAATAATCAGCAGAAGTTGCATAGGTAGCAGAAGTAGCCTTATCAGCAGTTTCTGCTTTCTTTACAGAATCGGAATTCTTTTCAGCAACAATGATCCACTGACCATTTTCATAATAGAATAACTTATTCGTATCTGTAGAATAATAAAACTTAGGAAGAGGGGCAATGATTGCCTTTATTTCGGCTTCAGTCTTACCCTTAATAAAATCAGTTACTTCAATTCTACTAGAACCATCATCTAAAAATAACTGTCCAGTATCAGTAGTAAATCTGATCTTACCATCTTCGACCTCGGGTAAAGAAGACTGAATACCTTTAGTGAGAATTCTTTTATACTTGCTATTTTCCATATTAGTATTCTCCTCCTTTATAAAATTAAATTGTGGGAGGGAGATCTACTCCCTCCCACAACAGGTAACAAAATTATCTAAGTAGATATTAGAAAGTACCCCACTCAGTTGCAGCACTAGCTAAAGCGCTGATGTCGGAAGTATTAGCCTCGATAGCAGAGGTATTATCACCAATCTTACCCTCAAGCTCAGTATCCTTTGAAGCCAGCTCAGACTTAGCATCTGCAACAGCCTTTGCAACGGAACCCTCCTGAGTCTCTGTACCATTCAGAACGTCGATTGCAGACTTGTTGGACTTGGACAGAGTATCAGCAGCCTCAGCCGTTGTCTTTACAGGAGCGATCTGCTCATCAACATACTTAGTCTTTGCATAATCAGACAGATCAACGATCAGACCATTCTCACCCTTAACGATAGCGTTCTTGGTATCAGGATCAACAACAACATCAACACTGATTACGTTCTTATCGGAAACAGTAGCCTTTGCAGTTGTAGTAGTGCTACCAGTATAGATATCAATCAGGGAAGCTGCAGGAATAGAAATCTTGGTAGGATCGGAAGAACCAGTACCATCATTCAGATACAGATCAATAGTCTTTGTATCTGCATTGTAACCATTCTGTGCAGTAGGATCAATATAGATATCCTTACCGATATTAACCTCAACAGCAGTATCACCAGTTACAGGAATGGTCAGCTTTCTAGCACTAGCATCCCAAGTAGGCTTCGTAACAACACCAGGAACAGTTACAGTCGTAGTGGTATCATCACCAGCAGTAACCTTCAACTGAGCTGCATCATCACCGGCCTCAACAGCCTTTACAGTATTATCGGAGGTAGCCAGATCCTCGATTGCAGCAGTAATTGCAGAGTAAACAGCAGCTGCACTTGCAACATGTACATCATCAGAATCTACACCAATAGTCGTAGCTACAGGATAAGCAACAACACTCCAAGCACCATTAATATAAGCAGATACCTTACCGGAAGCCTCTACATAAATCTTACCAGCTACACCCTTGTCAGGCAGAGTGGAAACATACTTTGCAGCCTCAGTAAAGTCTACAGTTCCCTTATATAACTTACCTGTATCGGTACAAAAATACAGGACATTTGCATCCTTGGTCTGCAGCGCATCATAGCTGGCCTGAAGACCGCTCTTGAGAATATTAGTATAAGTATTTGCCATATTTTTATTCCTCCTTTAGGTTATTAAAAATTAATGTTAAAAATATTAGCAATAATTTATCTTATTGTTATTTAAAATTCACCCCAGCTTGTTGAGGTGATATAATTGATATAATCTTCTTCGGTAGCATCAGGATCATCATTCATCTCTTTCCAAACTTCAAAAGCAGACTTACCATCTTTACCTTTAAGATAATTAATAAAGTCTTCTTCTGTTCCTTCGTTTCCGAGAGATAACCATACTTGATATGCTGATTCTCCTCTTAAAGAATCAATAAAATCTTTTTCCGATCCCTCATTACCAAGAGATAACCATACCTCATAAGCAGATTTACCGTTTAAAGAATTTAAAAAGTCAGATACAGTTCCCTTATTACCTTCATCTAACCACAATTCATATGCGGATTTACCTGGATCACCCTTTTCACCAGCTTCACCAGGCTTACCCTGCATAGAATTAATAAAGTCAGTAATAGTACCTTCATTACCAAGAGATAACCAAATCTCATAAGCAGATTTACCGGGTTCTCCAACACAATAAGACAAGAAATCATCTATTGTACCTTCATATCCAGCATCTCTCCATAATTCATATGCAGATTTACCATTCTTTCCAACACAATTGTCACCGATATAAGGTAAAAGATTATATCTTGTCTTACCATCTCCGACTTTTAATTTATAAGTATCTATTTCTACAGCAGGCTGACCTTCTAATAAAACTATATTAGCAACTCTAAAAGCCTTAGCTGTACCACGTTTAAACTGCAGAGGTTTATTTTTTGTCTTACTATCTAACATCGCATACCTCCAGATTTAAACTACTTTATTCTAATCAAATCACCCAAAATATTTGCTGAATCTTCTAAGTAGTAAACAGTTGTAGATCTACTGATCTTAAGAGACTTAACAATGCTCTTAGCTACTTCAGAAGTTAATACAATACCACCATTAGTACCAGGATACAGATTCATAATACCACCAGTAATATCAAGCTTTACACTATCTACTGTTCCAGTAACCTTACTATCAGTAGAATCACCAGCAACAAAGAACATCTTAACCTGGCAATTCTTTACAGTAGCCTTTACAGAAGTTACAAAACCTCTATTAGTTGTCTGGAAATATTCAATAGAAGAATCTTCAATATCTTCAACAACGTTATTACTCTTACCATTAGAACCACCAGTAACGTTATACTGAATATAACTTCCCTTTACAGTTCCTTCAGAGTTATCAACGTAGAGATATCCAGAAGTACCACCAGCATACATAATACCAATAGTACTATTTTCTACAGTATAATTGAAATTCTTAACCCATGTTTTAGAAGTAAATCCAATACCTTCAAGTGTATTAGCATCCTTCTTATCTACATCAGACCAAGAAATACCAGCGCCAAGAGCACCATTTACAGTAGAATCCTTTACAGTAATATTTACATTATCTGCTCTTGTAGATACACAAGCACCTGCAACAACACCCTTAATGGTAGCACCTTCAATTACAACATTAACGGTACCAACAGTACAAGGATCAGCAGTAGCCTTCTGATAAGATCCACCATATACAGACTGAAGTTTAACTCCCTTTCCTACATAAACAGAAGTAGATTCAACATCAGATCCATCAACAGTACCACCAATGATTGCATAAGTAGTATTGATCTTGGTTTCCTTACCATTTGCATCCTTTACTATAATATCGGAACCATCCTTATATACAGTAATAGGAATACCATTTGCAACAAATACGTTAGCATAGATTGTTACATCCTTGCTAGTATCAACATATGTGTCTCTCTTTACAGAAAATACAGCTACAGGACCAGAAGCCTTAACTTCGCCATAGATATAATTATCCTGTACAGTTACATTCTCTACCTGTATCCATGCTTCAGTTTCCTTATCATAGAAAAAAGCAACAGCAGCAATAGCGCCATTAGGTAACTTCTCTGGAGAGATAAGATAGCTAATAGCAGCTTCAGTAGACTCTACCTCTGTAGCTTCCTCTACTGTATCTTCAAGAGATGCTGCAGAAATTTCAGATTCAGAAGAAAGAGCTACTTCCTCTTCAGCATCTTCAGACTTAACAACTTCAGGAATAGTAACGTTATAAGTACCAACATAACTACCAAGAATTGTATGCTCTGCAAGAGTTACTGCAGATACGATAGAATCATCAGTAGTTAAATTGGATTCCATAATCTTAACTGCTTCTTTAATATCCTGAGATTCGAATGTTAAAGAAAAACTAGATTCAGATTCAGGATAATCAGTAGGAACAGTTCTATCCCAATACTTATCTATTCTCTGAAGCCAGCACTTTGGCAAAATAAAATCAGACATATTTTAATTCCCCTTTCATTTAATCTATATTTAAGGATTAATTTTCATCCTTGATAATATCATCATCAGATTCAGGCTTGTCTTCTTTGACAGTACCCTCTTCATCTTTAATATAAACTTTTCTATGTCCATAGTTTACATAATACCAATTAATTCCATCCTGTGTATACTGTAATCTTTCATTCAATATACGCAATCCACGAATATTGGTAATGTCTTTGGGAGATTCAATATAATCAACAGAATCAGCCTTTCTGATAATCTCACAATCAAGAATAGACATAGGACTAATTCTTGCTTCTGCAGAGTTAAAATCATCAGATCCATCTACAATAATATACCATTTCTTAGGATCAGCACCTAAAGTAGAAACCTTAACTACCTTACCCTGTATATTCTTGCGAAGACCATTATGGTTGTATTCGATTTCAATTAAATCATTTAAACCGATTACACGCACTTTCTCACTATTATCATCAAACTTAAGTTCAACTTTAATAGACGTAATAGGTGAGCATTTAATATCTAGCAGCATAATCTATTACCATCCTTTCTTTAATTATAATTTATATAAGAGTTCAATATAAAAAGGCAACAGAAGATGGACTAGGTTTTTCAACCTAGTCCAAAATAAATTACTTTTCGTTTAAGAACTGATTACGTGCTTTAATATTTGCAATAATTTCCTTTACATTCTTTAAGAATGCATCAGAAATGACCTTAGTACTATCAGACTTATTAATATCTGTAAGAACGATGTTATACATTACATAATACATATAAGCATGATCCATAGTATTCTCAGGTTTCATGTTTCTACACTGCTTGCAGAAGCAAATAAAAAAAGCATCTATATCTTTAGCTGAATATTTCTCTTTATTATCTTCAGATCCAGCATTAAGATTTCTAAATAAAATAGGTCTAGCCATATTAATATCATAGATATTATATTTACTATTCTTATACTTATTAAGAAAATCATTAAATACCTTATGAGGTTTTTCGATCTCTATACTCTTAACTTTACACTTCTTAGAAAATTCCTTTAAAGTATTTAAATCATATGCTTCATCAATCTGATTTAATAAAGTATTGATTTTCTCCTTCTTCTCTTCATCTTCAAGATTATCTGCAAATTCTCTATAAGCTTTATTACGATCTTGAGTATATCCGATTACAGATTCAGCAATCTCAGAATTACCCTTTTCGAAGATATGTTCAATCTCACTATTAAGATCAGTCTTCATACTTTCCATAGTGATATTATCAACGAATTCATCAATAAGCTGATTACAGATCATATCTCTAAAAGTATTCTTCTGATTTAAAGCAATAAAGGTAGTTTCTGTTCCCATTACTGTAGTAATATACTTATCAATTATAGTTCTGATCTTAACAGGGAATTCTTTATAGACATTAAACTTCTCACCTTTAAGTTTTCTATTAACCAAAACTAATAAAGACTTGATAGTTTCATCGTCTAAATTAAAATCACCTTCTGTAATATCATCAAACAAAGTAGATCCACTAGCAGCTTTATTATTAAGATAATTAATAATATCTTCAGAAGTAAATTCTCTCTGCTCTGTCTTAAAATCAGATTTAGAGATTCTATCACACATCTCTTCAAAAGATTCATCATCAATAGAATCTTCTGCTTCTCCAAGAATAACATTCTCACCAGTATTAGGATCTACTGCTACAGAAACTTTCTTATAATCACCATCCGAAGTTTCTTTACTTACTTCTACACCATTATTAGATGGTAAATCTTGTACTAAAGATAATTCTGGATCATCTTTAACAATACTCTGAATATCAGAAGCAATTATATCAATCTGATCTTCTGTCAACTCTTCTTCTTTAACATTTGGATTCTCATTCATAATCATTATTCTCCTTGAACTTTTATTGCTGCATAGCTATAAGACTGTAATCTTAATTTAATATTTGTAATTACATCAGGTGCATATCTTTGATCAATAATATGATTAGCATAATAATTCTTATAAATATCACCACAATCTACAAATAAATTTAGAATAGTTTCACTAGATTTATTTAAGAAATAAGTGATCAGATCAGCAAAAGAAATATCATAAGCTGCCATATTATAAATTACCTGATTAATATTGGCAAATATTAACGCAAAATTTGGATCTATATAATTCTTACTATTAAATATTCCCTGATCTTTAGGCTTATTTGTAGTTTCAGAGTTTTTCAAATAAGTAGCAATACCATCTGAATTTGAAATAATATAATGAGTAAAGAAATCAAGCATATATTCTGTAAATTTTGCAATGAAAATATCATATAAAGTTCTAGCAATACTATAAATATCTATAGGTTGCATAGAATCAAAATCACCTCTAAATTGCAAAGAATAATAATTAGAGATTATATTTATAATCTCCTTATAAGTTTCAATTCTTGTATTCTCAACTTCATCTCTATAATCTGGAGCATTAGATAAAATAAGTTGAAACTGTCTCTCTAATACATCAACCATATTAGGCATTGGACCATCAAATGGTCTAAATTTCATATTTAAAGAATCAGTAATGACATGAAGAATATAATTTGTATCGAAATTAGATAAGATAGTACCAATTCCGTAATCGGTATCTATTGGACTTATATAATTACTCATTTCAATATAAACCTCCTTATATAATTATTTTATCACCTTGTTGAGCGTATATTAAAAAACGAAATACCGTAGAGAATATCTCTACGGTAATCGTTTTGACAAAATAAGTGAAATTAAAATGATCTTAAGATAAACAATATAAAATCAAATCCATCTTGCCATAAATTTAAATTCTATATTGCTCTCTTTTATTAAATGGTTAAAATTTTTAAATTCTATTCCATAGAGATGCAAGATTACCAGATATAGGAGTTCCATCAGGTGTAGTAAATGTATTTTGATCTCCATCATCATCTAAAAATAAACTATCCGGTAATGTTGTTGTAGTTCCTATACGTGGATCTTGATATGTTTCTGGAGATACTCCTGTTTCTTTAGAATATTTTTCTCTAGCTTCTTTATTAGTAGCTAAAATAATATCTCTTAATTGTGCATCTTGCATATAGGAGTTTTCTCTTGCATCTTTTGAAGTAATAAATCTATCATTACTTATTTTTTCTAGCTCTTGAGCAATTTCAGATTCTGGATCATATATTGAAGTTTCTAGATCTACATGCTCTTTAGCTTCTAGACTATCTTCAAATCCAAGTTCTTCAATATCAATATCCTGATCTGTTTTGATAGTATTCTTGATTATATGATATCTTTCAGCAAGATCTTTACCTTCATACCATACATATAAAGCCATTAAATAAGAGAATACTTGATCATCATGAGAGTTATCAGAATGCTCAACTTTACCATTCTTTTTAACTTCCATAGATTGCATTTCATCATGAAGAATAGGAGCTATAAATTTATCTTTATGAAGATTTACTCTTTCTCTTAATATTTCTATTAATCTAGCTCTTACATCTTTAGTTGAATCTGTTCCGTATACTCTTACTTTTTGAGGTCGTTTATTAACTCTAATACCATCATAACTTTCTTCTATTATCTTATCTTTTATTTCCCAATATAGATTCTTTTTAACTGATGTTTTGCATAGTCGTTGAATTACAGATAATCCAAATCCACCATTTCGCTCTATATTAATTATTCCATTTGGTAAATATTTGACTATTAATTGATATAGAACTTCTGCTAAATCATCAGCAGGCATATAGTTACAATTCAATGTAGCTGTAACTCTAGTGGTCTTAGAATCAATTATAGTTATAGCAGAGCTATCTTTATATGTAGCACCAGCGACATCGACACCAATAATAGGAGGATAGTTTGTATCAAGATCTTCATATACATTAAACTGATACTGCTGGAATCTTCCAAAGAATAAAGTTCTTATAGGTTGTTTTAAGAATTCTTTTATCTTATCCAATTCTTCTTGAGTAAAAGGACAGTTATTTGCAATCTTAGCCCATTCGAGCAAAACTTCTCGACGTACTGCAGGATAATCACCTAAGTCAATAACCATCTTCTTAAAGTAATCTTGTCCTGATCCTAATTGCAAATAAGAATATCTTATTAAGAAGAAAGAACTTTCTGTATTAGAATTCTTTAAATCTTGTAATTGCTGATAATTCAAATCATAATAATGCTCATTCCAAGGAGTAGCTCTATTTCTAAATTCAAAAGCATAAGCACCAGAATCTGTTAATAAATCTCCAGGCGTTGATGTAATAAGAATTCCATAAGGAGCATTATTAGATTGAGCATTCTTAGAAGCTGTAGAGAATGCAGGTGTAGCTGCTAAATAAACATCTTTATTATAAGGCATGAAAGCAAACTCATCATAATATTGCAGAGGCATAGTAGCACCTCGACCTAGGTTATTAGCAGCTTCTCTTGTTCTAGCACTAGGGAATGTAGTTATCTTATTATTATTATAAGGATGCTGAATCATCACAACAGTATTAGGAATCTTTAATTTCTTACCTTCAGCATTTGTAGCAGAAGACATTTGTAAATATGAAGGTAAACTATCTCTAATATTCTTAAATGACTTAAGGTTTCCTTTAGATCCACCATGATCTTTATGAATAAACATAATCTCAGAGTTTGATGTACCAAAGTTATAAACCCATAAATATCTACAAATAGCAGCAACAGTTTTACCATGCTGTCGTGGTAACTCTACATACTGATTAAAATTTAGAGTAAATAAGAAATTCATTGCTAGATTTCCACGATGAAGTTTATATCTTCTACCAGAACCTACAGTACCACCTTGGTCAGGTATTCTAACTACTTCTCGAAGAAAATACCAATAATTTCTTCTACATTCATTCATTACTCTAGCTTTCATATTAGTAGGTAAATTTGGATCTCTTGGATCTATACCAGCTAAACCTACATCCAATAATCCTAAGAAGAAATCATTATTTTGAATTCCCTGAGATTTCAAATAATGATGCATATCTAAGAATGATTGGTTAGAGGTTTCTTTATGTATATAAATGAATTGAGGTTTTACCAATTGACTAACTACAGCCATTATATTTCCTCCTTTCTTTTATTTTTACAATTACAGAGTAGTTAAATAAATAACCCTCTACTATTTTCATAGTAGAGGGAAGTAGATCTCATATATAAATTGATGTCGAATTTTTAAATTCATCATAATGTGCATTAATCTTCTCCATATCTTCAAATGCTACATCGTCATTTAAATCATATTTTTCAATAAGAGAATTAAATTTCCTAAAGTCATCTTTAATATGTCTATATTCATCTCTTAGATGTAGTTGTTTGTTTTCTATAGAATTTGAGAATTCTTTTATTTCCCAACTTATTCTAGAGATTTCAGCATAATCATTTGCTTCTATCAGTTTATTTATTGAGTCTTTCTCTTTTTCTTGTTCGATTTTTATCTGTTCTATTTCTTTCTTAAGTTCTATTTTCACGTTGTCTATATCTACTTTCAGTTCTTTCTTCATGTCATTCATATCAGTTCTTATAGGCTTAAATAAAAAATTAAGAATAGATGTTATGGGATTAAACTTGATAGGAGTAATTTCAAAGAATACGCCAAGTACAACAATTATCTGGATAATATGTTCCCATACCCAGTTCAAAACATCCATAAATGTGATCATACTTCATATATATTCTCCTTTCTCCCATACATGCTAATCCCATATATGAGCTATTTTATTTGAATGTTAAAAATAATCAATAGAAGCGAGGGTAATATATTACCCTCGCTTAAATTATTAAAAATCAGAACCAGAATCATCACCAGAATTTTCTCCATCTTGTACGGCAGGAGGTTTTCTAGTTTCAATATTTACCTTTGCATTCTGTATTAATCTCTCTACCATCTCATAATCAATATAACTTGATAGACTATTTCTTATATACAGTTTCTTAAACTCATTCTTAACATCATCTTCCTCACTAGCTAACTCTGTTTCCACTAATTTATCAGCAAAACCAGATATATTATCTAATAACTGCTGATTATTATTCATAGTAAGATAAGTAGGAGGAGGAAGTATTATCTCTATTTTAGAATAATTCTCATTATATTCATAATTATACAATTTTGTATAAATCTTGCTAAAGAATACCTGAGTCTTTCTTTGTCTAGTATACAGAGTTCTTAAGAATCTTGTATTAGTCATAGAATATCTAATAGCAAAATCTTGTTGATATGTAGAGTTTACAAATTCAATAGGAACTCCAGTAGAATTTACAGCAGCCTCTTCCATCTTCTCCATAATATCAGAAGGAGTTTCTATATTCTGACCATTCATAACTTCGAACTGAATAGGCGGATCTCCAGACTGTCCCATAGGAATAATATAATCATTATACTTTCCAACGATATTGAGAATATTATTCATACTTTCAATCTGTCTCATACCCATATTACCCTTTTTAATTTGGGCAACTACATTCATCATTGTTCTAGCTACATTAGTCTCTACATTCTGCTTTACATAATAAATTCTCTTATCAGTAGATCTTGTAATCTTTCCAATAATATCTGTAAGATAAAGAAGTACATAAAGCATTGCAGGAACTACAGATTTATGTAAATCAGAAATACCTCTATGAGTATCTTCATCAAATTCAAAATAGCAATGTACAATATCTTCAGCAGGAATAAAAGTAACTCCAATATCATTACTTCTAGCCATATCAAACTGATCATTATATCTAAGAATTTGATAAATCTCTTCTTTTAGATCTTTATTAGCATTGATAAAGTGAGAATCAATACCAGCAGATATTCTAGAAGCAATAAATCTTATAGCTACTTCCTGTTGTTCCTCAGATAACTGATATCCATAAGCACTAGAACTATTAACAGTAGGAGTTATATGATTACCTCCACAATATCCACAAGCATTAGGATCTTCTCTAAATTCAAAATAATAATATCCTAAACACTTCTTTCCAATATAAACAGGAACTACATTCTCTCTTCTTAATCTCTCTAATACAGCTCCATTTATATTCTTACTTATTTTATCTGGATCTCTATCAATAAGTTCTCCAGGAATAAATAATCCATCATTCATCATTGCAGACGAAATTCCATCATTATCAGACTTAATCTTTTCATATTCATCTTGTAATGACTTTTCATTCATTACTCCAGATTCAAAAACAGAAAATAAAGATTGAGCCATATCTAATTTTTGTTTATCTTTTAATACAGTTATTTCATTTACAGGATTTATAACTACTCCAGAATCATTGAAATGAAGATTAAGTTCTGCACCTTCAAATTTACCCATAAATTTATTATCTGTAGTACCAATAGTTTCCCTAACAGTATCCATGTAGGTTTTAAATTCCGGACTTTCTACATAGTTTTCTCTTAATATTGTAAGTTTATTATTTCCACTATTGATAAAATCTTCAGAAGATTCGTAAATAGAAAAAGATCCTAATCTAGAATTAGATCTACGATATTTTAATCTTTTTAATAATCTTTCAAATGCAACTGTATAAGGAACAACGTATATGAAATCTTCACCATATTTAGAAGTATTCATATAAGTCTTATCAAAGAATTCAGAAAGTTCATACTTGGTTATTAACTGATCCGAATTCACATTAAACTTCTCAGTTTCAGCTTTAGAAGATCTTACAGATGTAGGATTAATATACTCTTTAGATAAATTCTCAGAGCATAAAACATTATCTCTTTTTATCTCCAATGCATCAACTAATTTTGGAATATATCTGCAAATCATATCATATTGATAATTCTGTCCAGCAATATATTTATGAATTTCATCATTCTGGAATAAAGATCTGATTAATTGTTCATCACTAAACAATTCTTCTACAGAACCCATCAATCTGGTTACATTAGTATTATCTCTTTTTGTAACTCTTCTAAGTAATTCGGACATACCAGATACATTATTAGTATCAGTAAGCTGTAGTTTGTCTATAGCATCGTCCAAATTATCAATAACAGTATTCATATTTTTTCTATTATCTGTTCTAGTTATATAGATATCTCTATATAAACTATCCATCTTCTTATCCAAAATATCTAACTGTTTATTTATCTTTCTTGAACTAATCTCAGTTTCATTAGCTTCTGAAACTGGTTTTCGTCTAATAATTGGCATTAATATATTCCTCCTTTCGGGAATTAATTAAATGTAATTTTATTCATTTATATATTTTTTGATAAAAAATTTGATCTTATCTATATTTTTATCAATCTCTTCTCTATTCCCGTTATTATCAATATAACAAATATTATTATGAATCATTGGATCTATTAATTCTGGAATACGAGTAAATACATCTTCAAATTCGTTCTTCTCTTGGATAACTCTTCTACAATTCTCATAGATATCATCTTCAGATTCAGATCTTTCCATTAATCTGGTTAATCTAATCTTAATATTAGCATCTATTATAATTGCATATAATTTATATCTATTAGGAGTTCTAATATTTTCTCTATTGATCCAATTACGATAATTTTCAAATTGATAAGGAGAAGTTATACAAATAATATTTCCAGATATATCAAAATACTCTTTCTTGGTGAAATAATAAACTTCACCATCATTTAAAGTATAATAAGATCTAGATTCAATTAAATCATCATAATTTATATTATCATATTCTTCTTGAGTATGATAATAGTAATCTACACCTTCTTTCTCACCCTTTCTCTTCTTTCTAGTAGTACCATAAATTAGCAGAGAAAGTTTCGTATTTTTTAGAAATTTTTTATCGGAAAGTAATCTGTTTAAATATTCTGTTTTTCCTGCTCCACTTTTAGCAATAACACAGAATACATTCGTTGTATTCATAATCCTATCTCCTCCAAATTATAATTAATTCGATGTTCCGGACATCAATAAAGAAAATGTGGTAGGCTATAATAGCCTACCACAAAATATCTTAAAATTTATAAGGCAAGAATTATAAATTTAATATATTTATTTCTACTACTTTGCTGCACTTACAAGGGTAGGAATCTTACTAGGAGAATCACCATTCATAATTGCATACTTGTAATCTGCAGAATCAAGAGCAGCAACACCGCTAGTGCTATTAACCTTGTATGTATTAACACCATTGTTGTAGCTAGCAGTTACACCAGTAATATTGGACAGCAACTTGGAAGCAGCCTTATCAACCTGATAACCCATTACAGGGAAGCAAGTAAACTCAATAGTAACTTCCTTATTGTTGATATCACTACGCTGTGCATTATACTGAGAAAGCTCAGCCTTAGTAAGCTGGCAGTTAGCTAACAGAACTGCACGCTCAAGTCTAAGCATAGTATTATCAGTATTGTAATACAGCAGAGTAAATACTTCATTCTCAGGGCTCGGCTCAAGAATATTATTCTTGATCAAACCATGATACGTCTTAGCCTGAGACTTAGGATCCTTAATACCTGTAAGGTACAGCTCAGAGAAACGAGCAATAGGAGTACCAGTCTTCTCATAGTACTGCATAGATACAGTAATAGATGTATCCATCTTAACAGTATTGATCAGGTTCTGCTCATTAATACCATCAGAGATAGTATAAGTCTCAGCTGTAATATCAGGAAGTCCGTCTAATCCACGGAACTCATACTCCAGCATCCACTTAAAACCATCTACAAGGTTCTTAATGTCACTATTCTGATCAGCAAGCTTACTCATAAATGTAGGCATCTTGATAACGCTCAAGAAAGAATAACCAGACTCATACTGAGCAAACTGACCAATCTGGGTAAAATCAGTAACACCTCTAAAGGCAGTATACTGAGTTAGATTCTTAGGCTTAATAGTATAGTCATTAATAATACCGTTATTAATCTTTGCCATAATATTTCAATTCCTCCTTTCCCGATTACTCATTATCAACAGCAAACAGATCAAAGATCTCTGTCTGTGCCCAGTTATTGAATGCAAACTTGATAGATGCATAGAAAATCTTCTGGGAAGCCTTAAGAGAATCCTGAGTAAACTCAAATGTTAATGTATCGAAGTTATTAACGAAGTTGCTCAGAACATTGTTAGCTGCTGTTGCATAGTCAGTCATATCGGTGCCAGAGATAAGAGTATATCTATTCTTAGGACATGCTGTTCTAAGAGCTCTGGCTACCTGCTGAATTGCAAGTACGTTATTGATGAAGCTTAACTGCGTATAAGATGTCTGAGAAGTATACAGAGTCTGTACAACACAGTTATCATCTTCAAAAATAGCATAGTTTACTCTAATATCATCCATAGCCTGCTTCTGATTTACAGAAGGAGTGATAATAGGAGTAAAGTTAACCGTTCCCTTAATAGCATCACTAAGTATAAATCCATTAGCAACACCAGCAGTAGGATTGAACGGACCATTAGAAATATGAGCTACCATACACTCTGCATAGTCATACATCATAGTAACTTCAATATTTCTCTTGGTTACAGGATCCTTAACCTGATAGGAAGTTCCGAAATCGGCAATATATCTGCTATGAACAGTCTGCTTATTGTAAGCATCATTAATCTCCAGGAAAGAGTTATTACCAGTTCCAAGATCTCTGAAGAACATACAATCCTCACGGAAATTAACAAACTCAGCAATAGCATTCTTTACAACCTGAGGAAGGTTTGCATCAAAAATAGCTGCAATCTTATACTGATCAACATCATATACAGCATCAGTAGCCTCACCAGCATATACTGCTCTAATAGCATCTGTCCAAGCCTCGGTATTAACAGGAGCATCACCAAACTCACCATTAGCACCTTCAGCAAGTTCAATACCATAAGTAGTATTCAGATCAACAGACTCCTTATCAAGAGTCAAACCAGATACAGCACCACCCTTAGCATTATAACCATAAACAAGGTCATAATTCTTAACAGTATCTACATCACTATCCAATGCCTCTGCAATAGCAGCAACATAGAGATCATAAACCTCTTCAATAGTCTGAATCTTAATCTGAGTACACAGATCGGTATCCATGCCAAATGCTTCATTGTTATACAATACAGAAGGATCCAGAGTACCAGCAGCACTCTCAAGAGAAGTAGTTCCCTCATAAGTTGTTACTGAATAGAACATCTTTCCAATACCCTTGGAAGTATTGTAATCAGGAATAATTCTAACAGCCTTAGAAGAAACACCTCTACCGTTATCTGTAATAACAAGAACAGGATAAGTCTTATTACCCTCATCCAAAAGAGTCAAAGCCTTTGCTCTAACCTCTTCAAATGTCTTGCATCCCTGAACACTAGAAGCAGACCACTTAATAGCGGTAGTAGAAACCATAACAGGATTATCTGTAACAGTTGTAGTTTCCTCACCATCTCCATCAAGATAAATCTTAATTCCAGCAGAGTTAACCTTCTGAGTCTCAGTAGTATTAAGCGTAGCAGTCAAAATCAAATTTGCAAGGGTAGAATCCTTAGCACAAACTCTCTTGATGAGAAGCTTGCCACCAGCGTCAATGATCTTCTTAGCCTGGATTGCATTCTGACCATGCTTAGTAAAGTAAATCTTATTACCAAACAGATTATAGAAATCCTGACCACTGACAACCATCAGATCTTCCGGACCCTTATCGAAACTTGATACGACCATAAACAGAGGACTATCATCAATAGCAGAGATAGTTACCTCGTTATCTATACCAGTCTGATCATACCAATTCATTATAGTAGCAGGGTACATATATTAATTCCTCCTTTTAAATTTTAATAAATTGACAATATTAAATATATTGTAGATTTTACTTACATGTTAATTTTTATTACGACAAAGAAGAGGTGTAGAGTGTTAACCCTACACCTTTTATTTACATTGTTACGATCTTTTCCAGTGGAGAATAAGGTAAATCTTCTTTATCTTTCATCAATATAGCAGAAATAAGAGATTCATCCCAGTTCTCTGATATAATAGAAGTATAAGGACTAATATAGTTAGGAATAAGCTTAATAGAAATAAGCTTATAAGCATTCATATCTTTCATATCTGTCATTCTAAAAGGTCTAGCTACATTATTAGGATCTCTACATAATTCTCCTGTAACTATACCAAATAACTGAGCATTTAATCCATAAGAATATCCATTCAATTCCATATTCTCTAAGAATATATTCCAGATCTTATCATATGGAATAGTATTAGGAATCTTAGCAGTGATAACAGCTAATTGGTAGAATAATTCTACGTTTTCAATTAACTGAGGGACTCTAACCTGAGATACAACTTGATCACCTTTAGCAAATCTAAGTAATCTATAATCTCCAGGATCTCCCTTATCAAGTTTCATATTCTTTACTTTCTCTATTTTATAAGGCTTACATAAAAACATTGTAGGGAAATTAAATGGATGAACTTCTCCTCTTTTACCATGTTCATCATATATAGCCCAGTCACATAATCCGATCATTGAAACATACTGTCCATTTTCTTCGGCTATAGCATTCTTAGATGTATTATTGAAGAAATTCTCTGGTACAAAGAATACAAATTCTTTATTATCTTCATTAAATACTAAAGCATTATCTTCTAATTTTAAAAAACTAGGAACTTGCATTTTACAATCTCCTTTCTATTATTTATAGCAATGTGATATATGGTAAAAATCGAGACAACACCTCCAACGGCGCAAAATCCGTTGGAGGTGAAGTGCAATAATACATAGTGAATTACAGGAGAACTTAGTATCTATGTAAACAAATTGTCTACATAAAATTCGATTCAAAGAAACTATTTAAATTTATTTTGATGCAGGGAATAAGATATCTATCGGGCCCTCCTCAACATCTGCATGGCAAATCAAATTCTATAAAATATCGATACCCCTCGGTTGATATACAGATATTGTATATAGCGTTTGATTTAAATATAAATATTAAATAATTATCTTCAAATCGAATTTTAAATAGACAATCTATTTAAATATTTGTTACTATTATAATTATTTTTATCAAAAACTCCAACGGAATATATTCCGTTGGAGTAATTGCGAGATGCGTAAAAATGAAAATAGGTTAAAACACATTGGAGAAAATCAATGCCCGACGCATTTATGCGTATCCTGCCAAGAGTGACCAATTCTTGTATGGAGAGAGCAACGTTTAAGTTTTTGTTTTTCGTGCAGAAAAACGATAGGAGTAAAAGAAATAAGTAAAAATGTAGTCATTAAGATTAAACTACTTTATTTACGGATAAGATTTTTAGTTCAGGGGGTTACAACACGTTCAACAATAAAATCTCGGGGGTATTTAAAAGACGACCAACAAAGTAGTTTAATCTTAATTTTATTGACTACCTAAAACTCAAGACGAAGATTACATTATAAAATTCAACCTATATCGCTTCCCCTTTGCTAATTTACTCTTCGGGGAGTATTATCCTGCAGGTTAATTAATATTATGATCCAGCTATAATTGCATAGGCGTCTAGTCATCGATTAAATACAAATATCGTCTTGGTCTTGATTAATATATCTAATCAGAAAATAACTAATTATATCCCTGTCATTTTCGATACAGGGTTGCGTACAATTATCCTCAAGCCGGATCATTATATATTAATTAATAATACCTTTTAAGCAAGTTGAATCTCATTTACATTGGATCTCTATGGATAGTACTCTTCCCTATTTCCCATCCCTTTGTATGGGCGCTCAGGAAAAATAAACATTAATCTTATTTAACTTTCGATCCATCTTCACGACCCTAAATCAGACATTCCTGTTAGAGTCAATCCAATATATTTTTAAATAACCATCGAATTGAGTTTTAGATAGTCAATTCTACATTTAAATATCTGTTTATAAATTATTTTTTAAATTATTATTATCTTCTTCTAATTCTATCATATGATTGTTAGCAATAAGATATTTTTTATTAGTCTTTTCTATATGCACAATAATCATTCTGACACCATATACTCTATATGATTTCTCTACAATAATTCCTTCTCTATCTAATAAGTCTAAACAGCAAGTCTGAATTGAGTATTTTAATAATAATATAGTTATCACCAGGATTACAATAGATAATATCATAGCTGCAATAGCAAACTCTGTCATATGATAATAAACTATGTTAGCCATAATAACCTCCTTAATTTGACGAATTATCGTTCTGATACTTGGGTGCTTTAGTATTAGAAACTAATTTTATATAAGGAGATGTAGTGATCTTCTTAACCTGTCCAGGATTTTCTTTATCAGGTATAGTTTTATTAGTTGCAGATACTTCTTTTGTATATATACAAGCTTCAGTAGCAGCAGTCTGCATAACATTTAATTTTCTTCCAGTTTCCATATAAACTTGAATAAAATCTTTAGCATTATCAACCATATAAGATGCATCGGATTTTGTAAATACATAATTCTCTGCAAGATGTAAAGAATTCTTTCTATCTAATCCAGTAGCTCCAGAGATTATATTCTTGATAAAGTTTACAGCCTCATCATGAGGACACTTCTGTCCTATATATCCAAGATTCTTATCATATATAGACAAAGAAAAATCTCTATCGTTCAACATAGATTTCATAACTCTTACTTCATCAACCTTATTGATTGATATTTGCTTTGTACTTTTTTTAATATCAGATACTAATAATTCTAACTCAGACTTTGCCATAGTAATGATTCTCCTTTTCTTTTAATAATAATTAGGTTTTGCGCTGAATATAATAATAGTACCAGTAGTATCATGTCTATTGCGTACTATAACAATATCACCTATGTATTCTTCAAGTTCTGGATTATCTTTTCCGTATATTATAATTTTCATCTTTACACTGTTTCTTAATTCATCCATTGGTTTCTCTGATCTCAATGTATTCAATTCTTCTTTTAATTCTACCATTTGAACATCTGGAATTAAATATCCATTAAGAGATAATACATCTCTTATTACTTCTGCAGAAGGAATCCATTTGTGATCAGTGATTTTAATTTTAATAATCATAATACTATAATCCTTTCGAATGTTTTATTTTGGACCTAGTCTAAATATAATCTTTCGTAAGAGGAATTATAAGAATTTTTCCCAAAAATTTTAACTAAAACTAATTTGTTTTTAAATCTTTTTAATTCATAATTGCTAATAGGATTAGTAGGAAATAAACAAAGTTGTGTAATAGCATTAGATATAAGACCGAATAAAATAAAAAATAAGATAGCATCTTTTGGACTCATTACAGGAGATCCACTTTTATTAGAAATAATTGAAATTATCAAAAAACTTATATTAAAGCTATTGATAATAATCATAGATATTACTCTCATAACAAATTTGCGAGAATAATGATTATGAATCTTGATAATCTTTTTATTTATTCTATTATCATCTGAAATTATCAACTTATAATTTCCATCAATGCAATTAAGTAATTCACTAATAGAATTAACTCTTCTAGGCATAACGATTGTATTCTTTTCTTTTTGTTTCTTAGACAAAAAATAATTCTTATTGATCTTCATTTTCACTAGCATCACCTTTCAAAAAAATAATTGGACATATAACTTTTGGTCTTTTTCCTTTTGAAAGTAAGAACTCTAGCATCTCCGATGGATCATTTAGAAGTAGTAAATCAAAATATTCACTTTTATTATTTTTATCCATAAAAATAACCCTTTCAAAAGTATTTATAATTACCCATGTGTAGTAAAAATTGTAACTTTTTAAATTAAAAGTATCATCTAATTAGATGATAATACGTTTAATTAATATAATAATAGAGTAGTAACTATAATATTTTAGTTAGTTAATAAAATGGTAATTTAAGCAAGTAACTACCAATTTATTAGCTATTTAGATACGCTAAATATACATTTTTTGAGTAACCCTACGGGTAGTTTTTATGAATTTTTATTTGTGAAAATTTTCGAGCTAAATTTTTTAGAAGTAACTATACTAAGAGTTTATGGTATTTTATAGGGGTATTTTTATTATAAATTTATCTATATTATAGATATTAGGTTATCTTAACAAAGTTTCTAAATAAAATTCATAGAGTAAATATTTTATAAAAAATAATCCTTAGCTACAATTTAGAAAAACTTGTTACTATGCTAAATTACCATTTTATTGTATAACTTTAGAAAAACTAAATAAAATTGTAGTAGCAACTTAAAATTGCTATTACTGTGATTTATCGAGATTACATGTATTAAATTTAAAAATAGAATTTGCAACCACTTTTTTAAAAATTAAGCGATTTTTATTAACTAAGCTAAATCATTATAGAATAAAGTATTTTAGAGTATTTATAAAAATATAATATAAT